TTACGCAGAACTTCTGAAGATGAACTTTTTGAAAGTGTGTATGAATACTCAAAATTACTACTAAAGAAAGCGAGTGAGAAATGACAACGCAAGGCATGTGGCAAATGCTATCTGAGTTACTTGATGGTGAGAAGTTGCCTGATAGTTTAAACAAAGATATATATGATTTGTGTGAAGGCAAAGCAGTTGTTGTGCGTGAACTAACAGATGCGGAAATATGGGAAGTTATATCGCATTTTTCTTTTAAAGATTTATCAGCAGACTTAATTAAATTTGCAAGAGCAATACAGAAAGCGAGTGAGAAATATTGCAATAAATGCAATAACACAGGATGGGTATGTGAATGGCATCCTGATAAAGAAGCACACAAATGTTGTGGTGGTGCTGGTATGCCTTGTGAATGTACTAAAGAAAGCGAGTGAGAATGATTAGAAAAAAAGCATTGCTATTGCAAAAAAGATTTAAAAGATTTAATAAATATAATGACAAAGCCAAATTAGAAATGGCTACAGAAGTTGTTGAAATTTTACCAATACTTGTTGAGCAAATTAATTATTTAGATAAGGTAAATACAGAAATGTATCATAAATTAAAATTTTATATGAAAGCGAGTGAGAAATGAGTAGCCAATTAATCATTCTTACAGGGCTTATTTATATGTATGTAGCGATTGACCAATTCATTAAAGGTAATGCCCCAATGGGAGTGACGTATTTATGCTACGCAGGTGCTAACTATGGGTTGTATATGAACTTACGTTAGTTTCACGAATATAAAATGATTGACATTTGTTTTAGGTGCAAGTATTATTTGAATAGGGAAAATTTAAAAGGGAGGAAGTATGAGTCAAGAGCAATATCATCAAACAGTAGAACAGGGGTATCAATATTCAGAAGACCAAGAAATACTTAAGGATCACTTGTCTGTATTAGAAAGAGAGATTGAGTATTACCATTGGCAAAAATCAGTAGTAGAAAAGAGCATTACAGAAACACAATTAAAAATTAACAAGATAAAGGAACTATTATGTCATTAACAGTAAGCGGAACTACGAGTAAGAAGTATGAGAACTGTCCAGAAGGTACATTCGCAGCTAGATGTTATTCTATTGTGGACTTAGGGCATCAAACTGTTGTTTTTGAGGGACAAGCTAGTGTTAAACCTATTGTACGTATTACATGGGAAATTAGTGAGAAAATGTCGGATGGTAGACCATTTGTCATTGCTAAAGAATATACGGCTAGAATCACCCCTAAATCGTCTTTAAAGAAGGATTTAGAGGCATGGAGAGGACGTGCATTTACTGACCAAGAACTAGCCAATTTCAGCCTAGAAAACGTCTTAGATAAGCCTTGTATGATTCAGATTACCCATAAGAAATCTGGTGATAAATCGTATGCAAATGTGACCTCGATTATGTCCTTACCAAAGGGTATGCCCTGTGAGGAACTAAGTAATCCTGCTGTGACATTTGACATTAATGATTTTAATAAAGAAGTCTTTGAGACACTTCCTGAGTTTATTCGTAAGAAGATTTTAATGAGTAAAGAAATGGAAGAACGTCAGGTTCCTGTAAATGAGCCTGAGCCAGCCCCTGAAACAGACTCGGACGAAATACCTTTCTGATATGTCACATCAACCACAACTCGACTTTGTAAAGAGCGTCAAGGACAGATTCCCTCAGCATTTTAAGGGGGTCAAAGTCCTTGAGATAGGATCACTCAACATTAACGGTACGGTGCGTATCTTCTTTGAGGATTGTACGTACATTGGAGTAGACTTAGCACCTGGTAAAGATGTTGATTTAATCTCTAAGGGGCATGAATTAACCTTTAAGAATAAATCATTTGATACTGTTATATCGTGTGAATGTTTTGAACATGATAAACATTGGGTGCTGACATTCCAAAGAATGTATGAAATGTGTAATGGATTAGTTATTTTTACGTGTGCTACGAAAGGTCGCCCTGAACATGGGACTTCTAGGACAAATAAAGCTGACTCTCCATTTACCGATGATTACTACCGTAATTTGACGGAAAGAGACTTTAGGGCAGTTTTTGACATAGATGATATGTTTAAAGAATATGAATTTAGTGTTTATAAAAATACGTGTGATTTATATTTTTGGGGAAAAAAGTGAATAAAGTATATTGGGGAGATTGTCGTGAGTCATTAAGACTGATGGCAAAGGAAGGTATTAAAGTTCAAACTTGTGTTACAAGTCCACCTTATTATGGATTAAGGGATTATGGAACAGGTACTTGGATAGGTGGCGATGAAAATTGTTCTCATAAACGAGATAGTAAACATTCTGATAAAACGATTACAGGTCATGCTAATAAAGACTTAACAGTTGGTGATGCAATATATAAGACTGTATGTCCTAAATGTGGTGCTGTTCGTAAAGACCTACAAATAGGACTTGAAGAAACTCCACAGGAATTTATAGATAATCTTGTAGAAGTATTTGCTTGTGTATGGGATATATTGGCAGATGATGGCACTCTTTGGGTCAATCTTGGAGATAGTTATTCAGCAGGTGGTCGTGGTGGTGGTCAAGAAGGAAGTATTCAACAGGGCAATAAAGGTTCTACAACAGGAGAGGTATTTGGAACTTGGAAGGTAGAGGGGTTTAGACCTAAAAATTTATTAGGTATGCCCTGGCGGTTAGCATTTGCATTACAGGACTTTGGATGGAATTTAAGACAAGATATTATTTGGCATAAACCTAATCCAATGCCTGAATCAGTCAAGGATAGATGCACAAAAGCTCATGAATATATATTTCTTTTAAGCAAAAAACAAAAATATTATTTTGACTATAAAGCTATTCAAGAGCCATCAATATATGGTGATGATGATAGGGCTAGTCGTAATGATTCAAGACGTGATACAGGAATGAATCATATAGCACCTAAAAAAGATAAACGTGCAGGTGAAGGTCGTATTGCTTATGAAGGAAAAAGAACTGACAATAACACAAGTGGAGGTCAGGAATCATTTGTGCATATTAATGAATTTAGAAACAAACGTGATGTATGGACAGTAACTACTAAACCATATTCAGGAGCGCATTTTGCAACATATCCTCAAGAACTTATTGAGCCAATGATATTAGCAGGTAGTAGGGTGGGTGATATTGTTTTAGACCCATTTTTCGGTAGTGGTACAACAGGGGAAGTCGCACAATCTTTAGGTCGTAAGTGGATTGGATGCGAATTAAATAGGGAATACGAGTCTTTGCAGAACCAAAGAATCGCACAACAGGGATTGGAGTTATTATGAAGATTACAAATCGTTTGAACTTACCAGAACCATTGGTAAATGCAGTAAACAATCAGTATTACTCAGCAGGAAGCAGCGACATTACTGTAACTACATTAATTCAACCACCTCTTATACGTAAGTTGCGTATAGAACATGATGATGACATTGAAGAAGATGTTTCTAGCCGTATTTGGGCATTATTGGGAAGTAGCGTTCATGGCATCCTTGAGAACGCATATAAAGGGTCTACAGCACGAGTTGAGGAACGAGTATATGCTGAGGTATTAGGATGGAAATTAGGCGGTCAATTTGACGTTTTAGAGGGTTCTACGCTATCTGATTACAAGGTTACTTCAGTCTATGCTTCAGACGGTAAGATTGAATGGGAAAATCAACTCAACGTACTCAGATGGTTGTTGCACAAAAACAACACTGTTGTAGATAAGTTACAGATTGTTGCTATCTTTAGAGATTGGCGACCAATGGAAGCAAAGAAAGACCCTGAGTATCCACAGACCCAAGTACAGATTATAGATGTACCACTATGGGATTTAGAGAAGGCAGAGGAATATGTATCCACTCGGATACAACTTCACCAATTAGCCAACCCTCCTGTCTGTACGGATGAGGAAAGATGGTCAACTCAGGAAAAATGGGCATTGATGAAAGAAGGTGGTAAACGTGCCACTAAACTCTTTGAAATTAAACCTGAGACAGTAGAAAAGGGATATTTCATAGAACATCGCCCTAAAGAACATAAAAGGTGTGCAAATTATTGTTCTGTATCACAGTTTTGCCCACATTGGAAAGCTACTTTTTAAGTTACAATAACAATGGGACGAAAACTATCACTCCCTCCCTCCCCCTTGACAGACCCCCTTCTGTCAGATAGTGAGTAGTCCCAACTTTATAGGTGATATATGAAGACGTTAAAGATTATTGGTAAGAGATTTAAGATAGTAGTTGACGCAAAGATGGATGATCATGGGCAATGCGATTCTGCCAAGCACGTGATTACATTACAGGGAGGAATGACCAAAGCATTATTACTAGATACTCTAATTCATGAGATTACTCATGCAATAGATTATGAGATGAATTTAGAAATGACTGAACGACAAGTACATGGGGTAGGTTCAGGTTTAGCAGCAGTATTCTTTGACAATCCAAAATTTATAGATTATTTGTATACCATCATTAAGGGAGAATGAAGTGGGAACTTTAAATAATGCAAAATGCTCAGACCAAGAATTTATTGATATATGGAATAAATTACAGTCAGGAGCAAAAGTAGCACAAGCACTAGGGATGGGCGTACGAGGGGTAATGGCAAGACGACGACGAATAGAAAAAGATTATAAAATAGAATTAAAAGCCACCCATAAAGCCTACGAACCAAATCCTCAAATAGAACAAATAAAACAACAGTTAAATAAAAGAATAGAAGAGACAAGACATCACGTAAGACGTGGCATTACATTAGAAAAAGGACGTGCAATTATATTCTCAGACGCACACTTTTACCCAGATACCGAAACAACAGCCTTCCAAGCACTATTAGAGTGCATTAAAGAATTTCAACCTGAAGTCATTATATGTAACGGAGATGCTTTTGACGGAACCTCTATCAGTCGTCACGCCAGGATAAATTGGGGAAGCGTACCCTCTGTGATTGAAGAATTAGAAGCAGTTAAGCACTATCTTGGGGAAATAGAGAACGCTAGTAAATTCAAAAGTAATTTAATATGGACATTAGGTAACCACGATGCTCGTTTTGAGTCTTACCTATCGAATAACGTGCCTCAGTTTAGTGGTGTAGATGGTTTCAGTTTGTCTGACCATTTCCCTACATGGAAGCCTTGTTGGTCGTATTTTATAAACAATGATTGTCAAATCAAACATAAATGGAAAGGTGGTAAATTTGGCGGAGCTAATAACACTCTTCATAGCGGTGTCCACATTGCCACTGGTCATACTCACGTTTTATCGGTTGACGCATATACCGATCATTCGCCGAACTTTCAGAACGGCACTCGCTATGGTATACAAACTGGTACGTTAGCCGACCCTAAAGGCAACCAGTTTATAGATTACTGTGAGGATAATCCAGTCAACTGGAGGTCAGGATTCGTCCTCATGACATGGCATAACTCACAATTACTGATGCCTGAGATGGTACAGGTATGGGATGAAAATGAAGGTGAAGTCCAATTTCGTGGAAAAGTGTGGAAAATATGAACATACAAATTACAGAATTTATTGAGAATCCTGATGGTTCAGCCGACCTCAGAATAGAACTAGACCCTGATGCCCATAAAATTATTGTACAAGAAGGATTTGTGTCAATGATAATGAAGGGGCTACAAATGATTCGTGAGGAATCTCAACAGGTAGATGACCCTACTGACTAATCATTCCCATAGCGTTAATTTTAGACCTACCTACTCTAGCCAACCAGCCAGCACCATAGATAGGGAATATCTTAAGTCCCTTGTAATAGGTTTCTTTTTGGTCGCAGAACTTATTAATGATATTCTTTATTTCAGAATCTTGAATAGCCTTCATGGTGTTGGGGCCTATAAATCCATCAGGTACACACCCTATGGCTAATTGAAGTAACCTTACAGCCTCAAATCTTCCCACATTAACCGAAGCATCAAACAATAAATAATCAAGACCTGAAGGTAAACTGTCGCATATATTACCCCAATATAAATCATGATAGAACGGAGTAACGTCTGCTACAGTTATTTTAGCCATCTCTCCATCTTTAATTTCTCTTTTTAACCATCCTGCCCAAGAGTTACGAGTCACCCCTAAATTAGTCTCTCCTCCTGGATCACGCTTATCCCAAGTATATCCTCCCTCTTCGTTTAATACATATTTGAGAGATTTGTCAAAGTTATACTTCATTTAGAGGCTACACCATTCAGTTTTTCAAAGGTGCGTAAAGAACCCATACCTAACATACCCATGAGTAATTGCCATAAGTTGTCATCTAGTCCTGGCATTTCAGGTACAGTAAATCCTGCCCATGTAGCACCAAAGGTAATCAAAGGTTTAAATAGGTACTGATAACACAATGCTAGAGCGCATACCCAACCGCAAAAAGGTCTCCAGCCTGATACAAATACAGACGTACTACCAGCTTCTACCTTGTTAATATCTGTTTGTGCAGTCATGATGGCTAAATCACCAGACTGTTGTAATTTAAGGAGTTCTAATTTGGCATTGGCAGCCTGTGCAGGGTCAGGGAAGATACGTTCAATTAAAGTCGTACCTAAGTCAAGTGCTGCTGAAATAGGGTCAAGTGCCATGATATTCCTTATTTAGTAACTACAATACCGATAGTATGATTATAAACCCACGCACCTATAACTCCAAGCAATGCAATTACAATCCACCCACCTATTTGTGCCGATATTCTATCCATGACGGCTCTACGTCTTTTTGAGCGTTCTACCCATTCCTCAACAAATTTATAATGCTCTGGAGGGTATTGTTTTTGAGAGTCCATTTTAGTTCGCATCTCCATAATACAAGTATGAATATCGGCTACTTTGGTTCTAAGATCGTCTACTTCGGACATAAGTTGGGCAAGTGGTTCGGTCATGAGTATTGTATCCTAATTGCTGGTACATAAACACCAGTTACAGATGGTAATGTTTGAGTTTGTAAGGTAACGCTTGTATTGTTGGAATAAATCCAATATCTTGTTTGTTCATTTGCTACACGATGAATAGAGTTTGAGTAAACAATTTGTGTTGTTTGTCCACTAATCAATGGGAATGTTTTTCCTGAGTTAGCGTTTACTACCCACCCTGAGCCTGTATTCTTTTCAGCATAAATATATAATATTCTGTTACCAGCCGTAGCCAAAGCATTTACTAATAAAGATAGACTGTAATCCCCCTCTTCTGAGAAAGTAAATACACCAGTACTATTGTTATAAGATATCCCTGTTCCACCAGCCAAAGTACTAGCAGGTGTCAATAATGTTGGCGTTGTGTTAACTGTAATACTTGATGTTCTATCATAAACCTCAATATAACAATTTGGTTTAACTGTATATCCATCTCTTGTTAAAGATGTAAATGCACCTGTATTTGCCGTTGTAGAGCCAATAGGAGGGGAACTAGCCAAATAATTACTAAATCCTGTACCTGACACAGTACCTGACGATGATAGGTTCGTAAAAGCCCCAGTAGAAGGCGTTATAGCCCCTATAGTTGAGTTATTTATACTATCACCTGTAATACCTACTCCACTAATCGTTCCACCTGTTATAGTGACGTTATTAGCGTTCTGCGATGCCATTGTTCCTAATCCACCTACTGAGGATATTGAGGAATAAATACTGTATAACCAATCCTTCCATTGACGTGTGTTTACGTCTTGTGCCACATTTGGAGGAGGTTGTAACTTAGTCGCCATCCTCTACCTCTTCATACTGCCAATCCGTACACCATCCATAGGATTGTAATTCAGGCAAATCGTGTTCTAATCTCTCACCCACATCGTCCCTAACATTAATACAATCAGGAATCTCAATCATCTTGACATTATCATAAGCCTTACCACAAGCCTCTTTAACGGTCTTACCTGTACCATTAGCGACTAATACATAATCACCTGCCGTAACAAGACATTTCTGCGTCTTAATCTCACCTTCTACATTCTGAGGGGCTTCTCCAATCATAACCTCACATAAAGCAAAGTCATCGGATAATTCCATTGGTAATCCATAAATAGGGAATCCTGTATGATCACGTCCTGTAGTCTTACTACGAGGATAATCCCCAATCGGAATTACAATACCTGTAGCGATGTTCTTAGATACTTTGAGAGTGTCCTTACCCATGAGTAAGTCACACATCCAATCCACAACAGAGCCACGATGGAGTGCTTGTTGGATATTAAATAGAGGCCATCCTGGTCGAGTAGTCCACTCTAATGGTCTAGGTTCACCTTGTTCATCAATAATAAAGGCTAAATCAACATAACCAGTATGCCCAATATACACCAAATAATCCTCAAATCTTTTAAGTGTTTCGTTAAAAAGATTAGATTCACTAACATAACGTAACACAGTACCTTGCTCACCAGTATTACATCCATAGTTACCACTCATTAATTTCTTATGTTCAAAGTTTTCACAAATCTTATCTGTGAATCCTGATGGGCCTATCCACCCACCAACAGCCACTTCAATTCCTGATACGAATTCTTGGAGGATGAAATCACGTTTCTTCCCCATTTGTTTCCAGCGTTCCAACATAAAGACCATATCTGCTGGAGATTTTGATACATACGACAGAGCCTTGTCAGCGTCACCTGATGGTTTGGATACATAGCGTTTTGGGTTTCCTTTTACAAATTCTATTGCAGAGTTATAATCATGGAACTCATACGAAGGCATCATATTGAGTCCTGCTTTTTTCATGACTTCTAAGCCATAATCTCTATCTAGTTCTAATTTAGCACCGATAGCATTAGTCCCAATAATAGGGTAACCATCTTCATGGAGTTTATTAATCTCACGCATTTGAAAGGCATTATCAGACAATACAATCAGGTCAGCCGACTTAGCATGAATCTGCCAATTAGTAACCCTATCAACGATTCCTTTTCCAATCTTAGATTGAGAGCCGTCTGCATGAGGTTTGACCCATTGTTTAACAGTATGTCCTTCGGCAATAGCACGCACGCCAAAGTCAACCATTGCACCAGCAGGATCAATTAATAATATTTCCATTAGTTAGGTTTCTTCTTTTTAGTTTTACCTGCTTTTGAAAGGGCGATTGCTACAGACTGCTTTTGGCTTTTGCCTGCTTTCATCTCAGTCTTAATGTTCTTCCCAATAACTTCTTTACTACTTCCTTTTTTTAACATTATTTATTCCTTTGCGTTTCATAAGCACCATAAGATGCTTTAATAATTAAATTTGCTGCACGAGATAAATCTTTAGGTGTCTCTACCATATTAATAACATTTTGTATCTTTTCAAATTCCGCAGGGTCTTGAATAATATATTTTTTAATGTTAGGTCCTACATTTGCCCATAATCTTTGTGCTTTTTTAGGGTCTTGTCCTTTTAAATAATAAGCAAACTCTTCTTTAAATACTTTTCTACTTATATCATCTTTTCCAAAATTAGATATTTTATTATTTATAGAACTAATTGAATTATTTTGAAACCATGTTGGTAACATATCTTTTGCTTCAGCGACAAATTCTTTTTCTTTTGCATTACGAGCAACTTGTTCTAACCCAACTTTTTCACCATTAACTAATTTGTAATGATTATTTTCAATTAATAGTTTATTTACTTGTTCACGCACAACATCTTGTTCTTTTTTAGTTAATGCTTGAAATTTATCAGATTGTGCTTGTAGATTATTAACAACTTCTTGACCGCTAAGAGGATTACCTTTTTCATCAGTAAAAACTTTTCTTATTTTTTCCATAGACGCATCACGAGATGCTTTTGGAAATTCGGATGCCATGTTATTAAATTTATTTACTAATTGTTCTTTAGGTAATGTATTTAATACATCATCATAAGCAGTTTTAGAACTTTCATACAAATCTTTTGTTGTAGTCCCTTTACCAAAACTAGATTCTAATTGTTCTTGAAATGCGGTTCTGTTTTCTATTGTTGCACCTTTAGTAGAAGCAGTCACACCTAATGCTTTTTCTGCTTCTTTACCGCTAATACTGGGAGCTTCTTTACCAAATAATGATCCTATTGCTTTTATTGCTTTATATTTAGGAATCATACTTAATGCCGCATCTTCTGCTCTTTGAAATACGGATGATGCTAATTTAGACCTAGCCAAGAAATCTACAGTACCTTTTACTGGAGCAGGCATACCTGCTGCTAATCCTGCTAATGTTTGTACACCACTTCCATATCCTAAATCTTTAGTAACTGATTCTGCTAATCCTGATAATCCGCCCATAACAGCACCACCTGTGGCAGTAACCAACGCACCAGGTCCTGTTATAGCACCAATTATTCCTCCTGTAACTCCACCAGCCAATGCTCCACCACGTATATTTGAGCCATATTCAGATAATGGTACTTGTCCCATCTTTTCTTTTTGAAGTCCAAATGGGTCTATTGAGGGGTCAACTGCTTTACGTTTAGATGTTGGCATCATTAAAGCAGCACCACCAGCAGTTTCTACAGGGGTTGTTAATCCTGGTATAGAACTCTTTTCTTTAGGAGTTTCTGTAGGTTTTGTTTTTACAGAAGGTAAAGATTTTGCAATTTCGTCTACTGTTGCATTTTGTTTGTCTAGTGGAAGATTTTTAAAAGAATCATCAACTGAAACTGTTTGACCATTTACTGTAATATCCATAATTATTTAGGTATTGACCAAGTTACGCCAGTTGATGTTTTATTCTCAGAACTATCTGCTTTAACTCCACCAGGATATTTCTGCATAAACTCAGAGAATGTTAAATTTTCATCTTCTTTAGA